GTGTTCTTTTTTTGTGTCCAATTTTTGAGGTCAAGGGGGATTCGGGACTGTCGTCAATTTGAATACACTTATTATGAGGGGGAGTATATATGACAAAATCAATAGAACAACATAAGATTGACGGAACATATAAAAAGACAAGGCACGGGAAGGCCCCTGTAGCTAAGACAACAAAGAAGATGACACCACCGACCGACATGAGTACCGCTGCCAAAAAGACATGGCGAAAGCTCGCGGCATTGCTCACCGATATGTCAATCCTGTCAGATGGTGACTTTATGTCCTTACGGCTATTGTGCGACTCATACGCATATTATATAGAGGCGTGTGACGTTGTCGCCAAAGGCGGCGGATACATCCAACAGGTTAATAAATCTGGCGGGGAATACTGGGTTGAGCACCCAGCATTGAAGGCAAGGTCGAGATACTGGAAAGAAGTTGAGTCAATGTGTAAACAGTTTGGCCTAACGCCATCGAGCCGTACGGGAATTCAGAAGATTGACACAGGGGAAAAAGAAGTTTCAGCACTTGCCCAGATGTTATCTGGAAGGCGTAATTAATATTAGTAACAAAAGGGAAAAACAATGATTGAGCCATACTATCAACATGATGGGATCACAATTTATAATGCTGACTGCCGGGATGTTTTGCCCGAGCTGGGTGAGTTTGATTTGTTGCTGACAGATCCACCTTATGGGTTGGGCAAAAAGTTACACACAGAGGAAAAGGGGGTAAGCTCAAGCAGTATTTTTGCTGGATCATTCCCTAAGTCAGAGCTGGGGTGGGATATTGTACCAGAAAGCGATTGTATTAAGCAGGTGATTGCTGCAGCTACAGAGTATGTGATGTGGGGTGGCAATTACTTTTGCGATTCACTCACCCCCGCACAGTGTGTTCTTGTGTGGGATAAAATGAATGGCACAAACAGTATGGCAGACTGTGAGATTGCGTTGACCTCATTACAGATAGGGGCAAAGGTTTTCAGCAGGCATCATTTCTCAAAAGGGTGTGGTGGTAAGGTGCACCCAACACAGAAACCACTGCCATTAATGCAGTGGTGTTTGTCGTGGTTACCAGACGCAAAGACAGTTCTCGACCCATTCATGGGAAGCGGCACTACATTAGTTGCTGCAAAAATGGAAGGACGGCAGGCGGTAGGCATAGAGTTAAGCGAAAAATACTGCGAGGCAGCGGTCAATAGGCTGGCGCAAGGGGTTCTTTTTTAATGGCTAAGCGTAAGTTATCAAAAAGATGGATCAATATCCTGTCAGCATTGCCTGGGTACGATCCATTTGAAGACTCAGACGGGTTCTATTTCGACCCCGATGAAGCTGACTTGCGCATCAGGTTTGTGGAGGCAGCTTGCACGCACGTAAAAGGTGAGCTAGGCGGACAGCCTATCAAGCTTGAGTTGTGGCAAAAATCGTTGCACGCTAATATGTTTGGATGGAAGTCGATCAAGACGGGCAGGCGGCGATTCCGTGAAGTGTTCATCTATGTCCCACGAGGGAACGCTAAGACTACTACAGCGGCTACAATTGTCCTGTCCTGTATGTGTTTGGATGGTGAGCCGGGTGCTGAGTGTTTCAGCGCAGCGGCTGAGCGTGAGCAGGCCAGGCTTTGTTTTGAGTGCGTCGAGGGCATGATAAACAATCGCCCAGAACTACAGACGATGTTTAATGTGTTCAAATACTCAATTGCAAAGGATGATTCTACCTATAAGGCGATTAGCTCAGACGCCAAGAGTAAACACGGCTACAACGCTCACCTCGTTGTAATTGATGAGCTGCACGCGCATAGGTCTGGTGAACTCGTTGAGACATTAGCAACAAGTACGCTAAAGCGGGCGCAACCACTGGTGATACATCTGACAACGTCTGACTTCGACCGGGTGAGCATCTGTAACCAAAAACACGACTACGCAGGAAAGGTGAGGGATGGTGTTATCAGTGACCCGGCATTCTTGCCGATCATATATGAGGCACTACCGAAAGACGACTGGCAAGACCCTGTGACATGGGAGAAAGCAAACCCCAACTGGCCGGTGATGGACCACGACTATTTTTCACGGGAGGCAAAAGAGCACAGGACGACCCTGCATACAGAAACACTTTCAAGAGGTTGCACCTAAACCTGAAGACATCCAGCAATATTTCGGCTTTTGATATGGTTCGTTGGGATGAGTGCGACGACAGAAACGAGCTTGCGGACATAATCCACAAACCTGCCTATCTTGCTATTGATATGTCGAGTAAAACAGACCTAACAACCGTTTCGGCAATAATTCCAGAATACGCAGATTCATCAGAAGATGGTGAGAGCATAATAATTAAATCACTAGATGTGTTCACGTGGTACTGGGTTCCAGAGGATGCAGTGGACCGTAGGAGCCGCGAAAAGTCATTATTTGCAACCTATAGCGGCTGGGCTGAAACAGGGGAGTTGACAATTCAACAGGGGCAACGTATAAATCAGGACGAAATACGAGAACATATCAACGAGATGTCAAACACTTGGAACATTCAGGGGATAGCCTATGACCCTTGGAACGGCGAAGCAATCCGGCAGGCCTTGGAGACTGATGGTTTTGAAATGGTTGAATTCACCCAAACCCTTAAGAACTTCTCGGAACCATTTAAGGACGTTATATCGTTAGTTCTTGAGGGAAATATTAGACACGGGGGCCATAGCGTGCTAAGATGGAATGCATCTAACTGTGTAGCATACACTGACGCAAATGGAAACATGAGACCAGACAAGAAAAACTCTATAGATAAAATTGATGGCGTAGTTGCCCTGATTATGGCGTACGCACTAGCATTAACAAGCCAAGAAAAAGAGAGTGGGGGATTTATTTTATTATGAGCATTCTGAAGACGTTGAGCAATGCGATTTCGTCCGTCGGTAACCCGTCAACGTGGCTAGTAGACGGATTAGGCGGCAGTAAGACGCCTAGCGGAATAACAATGAACCCGCAAACAGCGCTATCTATCTCTACTGTTTACCAAGCCGTTAGAGTGATTAGTGGCGATGTCGGACAGATGCCAATGAAAAGATACAAGTCAGACGGCAATGGGAACCGGTCACACGAGCAAGATTACGTGGTTGAAAAGGACCCATCTAAGCTTATCACACCTCTTAAGTTTAAAGAGACATTACAGGCACATGCATTGCTGTATGGTAATGGTTATGCCCTTATAACAAGGGGGCCAGTAAATAAAGTTAGTGACCCCGAGGCCGCCGGTGAAATTAAAGAACTGACGATTCTTTTGCCAGATCGGGTGAATGTCGGTATTAATAAAAATGGCTACGTACAATACAACGTCACAGCGGGCGAGCCGGGCAAGCAGGTGGTGTACAGCTACAGGCCATCGGATATATTTCACTTACGCGGGCTAGGTTTCGGCGGGCTAGAGGGGTACTCAGTCGTATCATACGCTGCTGATTCGTTTGGCCTTGCCAAGGCAGCTGAGAACCACGGCGGCAGATACTTCGCGAATAGTGCGATCCCATCTGGGCTGCTGTCGCTTCCTGGATCTCGCCCAAGCGCAGAGGCTGCAAATCAGATCCGCGAAGACTGGACAAGATCACAGAGCGGAGAGAACGGGCAAAAGGTTGGCCTTTTGTTCTCAGGTGCAAAGTATGAACCGCTTGGATTGACGAATGTGGAGAGCCAGTTCCTTGAGTCTAGAGAGTTTAGTAGGTCAGATATTGCCTCTTGGTTTAACTTGCCGCCACATAAGGTTGGGGACCTTAACCGAGCGACATTCTCCAACATCGAAGAACAGAACAGGGACTACCTTACGACATCTTTGATGTACTGGCTTGTCAATTGGCAAGAGGAAGCGGATAAGAAGCTATTATCAGACGAACAAAAAAAGAGCGGGTACTACTATGAGTTTAATACAGCCGCTTTATTACGTGGCGACACTGCTTCAAGGTTTGAGGCGTACGGGAAAGCGATAAACGATGGCTGGATGAGCCGAAATGAGGTAAGGCAGATGGAAAACAAAAACACTGTTGAGGGGCTCGACGATTACCTCATTCCATTAAACATGGGTGAGGTCGGGGATGACACCGAGTCCCTAGAGGGGAACTCGGACATATCAAATAGCGTTTCAAAGCTTGTTAAGATGGAACACAATCGTATCAGTGGATTCGTTGAGACATCTAAAAACGTTCAATCATCAATCGACGGCTACCACGCTAACGGCCACATCGACCGGGTATTAAGTCTTATTGAACCACACGGGGGAACAATTGAAAACGCCCGTGATTACATGGAAATTACACGTGGGTACATGGCAACTGCAAAAAGCAAAGGCCAATTACGACAAAAATGCAAAGAATATGAAAATAAATTTACATCACTCTTAACAGACATGATTAAAAAGGAATCAGAACAATGAAGCGAATTTTACTACCGCAATTAAAGAAGCCAGAAACACAGCTAAACAATCCCAAGGGGGTGACTGTTGAGAAGATTGGTGACATTCACAACGCTGATCTAAACACGCTTCACATTAATGATACTATCGATGAGACTTTCGGGATTGGATCAATTGACGTACAGAATGCTTTGAATGACCTTGACGACACAAAGCCCCTAACGGTCATTATCAACAGCCCTGGCGGTTCAGTTTGGGAGGCAATAACGATCCATAACATGTTGGCGCAGTGGCCTTCAGAGCTTACTACTCATATTTCGGGAGTTGCTGCAAGTGCCGCCTCTTTCCTTGCCCTTGTTGGCGATGTCAGGACCATCAGCGACAATGGTACATACATGATCCATAACCCATGGGCCGTGGTTGGCGGTAATGCTGTTGAGTTGAGGTCATTTGCTGATCTGCTTGATAAGACTGCTGATGGGCTTGTTGAGATGTATGAACGGCGGTCAAACCTTACAGGTTCAGAGATTAGAGACGCTCTGAGGGGTCCAGAGGGAACAGATGGAACGTATTTCACAGCATCGGAAGCCCTTGCAGCCGGTTTTGTTACTGGCATTGTAGACACTCAGAGGAAGCCGAAAGAGGGTCAACAGGCGTCAACTGGTTGCCCATCACGCAAGATTTCAGCATGGAAGAGATTTTTGGAAATTTAAGGGCTTGACGGCATTAAATCATAGTGTACAATTAAAGAACATGTTTTTCCGGTTCCTGTAGTGGCTGGCTGTCGTCATCGGCACCTGGTCCACTACAGGGATTAGAAAATACTGAGTGTCACACAGCTTATCAGAGGTGTAGACAAAACCCGCACGGGGGCACCGTGAATACTATTTTAACAAAAACAATTAAAAGAGAGATTTATCAAATGAATTTCAAAGAACAAATTGAAAAAATCCAAGCCAGCATTGAAGACAAGAAGGCCGTTGCAGGCTCTTTCCTGTCTTTGGCTGAGCTGGAAGACAGAGACCTGACAGAGGAAGAAAAAACACAGTTCAATGATATCTGTGATGTAGAGATTGTTGCATTGCATGAAGACCTGGAACGGTACCAGAAATTAGAAGAATTTAGAGCTTCCACACCTGTACAGGGTGGAGCTATTACTCCAATTGAAAATGCTGAATTACCACAGGAAGAAGCAGAAATGAAAATCACCGTACCTGCCGTTGCAAAACGACATATCCCACTGAAGGCTTTTACTGGTCAAGACGCTGAACTTAACGCATACACCGCGGGGCGCTGGTTGCTTGCAACAGTTGCAAATGATCAAAACTCTGTGAACTGGTGCAACGATCACGGCGTTTCTGTACTTCGTAACGGTATGACTGTTGGAACACCAGCTGACGGCGGTTACACTGTACCTGTAGAATTGGAAGTTTCCATCACAGCTCTTCGTGATGCACATGGTGTATTCAGACAGAACGCCGGTGTGACACCTATGATCTCAGATGTCAAACAGTATACCCGTCCAATTGGCGGTATTGTCGCAGCTTTTGCTTCTGAAGGTGCTACAGTCGCAGAATCAGATTCCAACTGGAAACAGGTCCAGTTGGTAGCGAAAAAGGTGATGGCCTTAACTCGTATGAGTGCTGAATTGAACGAAGATTCTGTGATTTCAGTTGCTGAGCAGGTAGCTCGTGATATTGCCTATGCTTTCGCAGAACTGGAAGACGATTGCGGGTTCAACGGGGACGGTACCGGCACATATGGTGGTATTACTGGTTTGAAGTCCGCTTTACTCGCAACCAGCCGATATGAAGCCGCTGCTGGAAACACCTCTTTCAGCACTCTTGATCTGGCTGATTTCGAGGCAATGGTTGGACAGTTGCCACAATATGCAGAAGCTAACGCCAAGTGGTTTATCTCAAAAGCTGGCTACGCTGCATCAATGTTGCCGATCCTGAACGCTGCCGGTGGAAACACTAAGGCAGAGCTTGCAGGTGAAAGTGTTCTGTCTTTCCTCGGGTATCCCGTTGTATTGACGCAGAAGATGAATAGCAACTTAGCTGCTCAAGTTGACACAGACGGTCTGGCCTACTTCGGTGATTTAAACCTGGCCGCATCTTTCGGAAATCGTACCGGAATGTCCTTTAAGTCAGACGATTCAGTACACTTCGTAACTGATGAAATTGCCATGAAGGGAACCGAGCGTTTCGATATCGTTATCAGTGAGCCGGGAGCCGCAACAGGCGACGCCGGGCCTATTATCTCTCTTGACACGCCAAGCGCGTAGTCTTGGTTGATGTATACTCAAGCCCCCTGCTGGTCATGTGACTGGCAGGGGCATTATTCATACAACACGAAAAGAGGCCGCGATAATGAAGATTGAATTTGTAAGGGCTTGGCGATGCTATACGCCGGGATCTGTTGTTGATTGGCCGGGCGATGGAGTCGCAAATATACTTATCCGGGCTGGGCATGCTGTCGAGGCTGTCGATGTCGTTGAAGAGCCTAAGAAGAAGGCTGCCAAAAATACAGCACGGAAGCCAGTAAAGCGGAAGGCTAAGAAATGAGCCACACAAACCCAGGTGATTTCGAGCTAATTACCGCACCAGTCGCACCAGTGGTGCAGACATGCGATCTGCGCAGATACTTAAGGCTTACAGGCACTGAAGATGATTTACTGCTTGCGGGCTGGCAAGAAGCTGCCGTAGAGTACATTGAGACAGAGTGTAGACGTCAGCTAATTAGCGCAACGTGGAAACTAAAGCTTGACTATTTTCCCTCTGTGATTAACGTTAGGAAGCTTCCTGTGTCGTCTGTCACCTCCATACGGTACATTGACACAGCGGGAGACTGGCAAACCCTTTCGGCGTCAGATTACGAAACCGACTTGACACACACACCGGCGCAAATCAGACCAGTATACAACGGGTCATGGCCTTCAACTAGATCAGAGAATAACGCTGTTGAAGTCAACTTCATCGCGGGGTATGGAACCCCAGACGACGTTCCACAGATAGCAAAACAGATTATCTATTTAATGGTCAACTCAAGTTATAACGGTTGTGAATACCCTGACGCCGTTGTTGACCTGATGACAAAACTATACTGGGGGGCGTAAGATGTCAGAAAACAACAATTCGCGAGGCGGCTGTAACGGGCGTCAAGGCCCTGGAAGTTTTCCGTTGTTAATGACTGTTGAAGGCGAAAAATCCGCTGCTGTAGATGCAGACTGGGGAACAGCCGATCTCACCCAGGCGGCAAGCTGGGAGAAATACGGAAGGATCTACGCTAGGGCCGTAACGAATGGCGGTAAAGAGTTTTATCAGCAGATCCAGCAGTTCGCAGAAACTACGCACGTTTGGAAAACCAAGAGCACAGAGACATCCAGGGGCATCTCACCTCTAATGCGGCTCGTGTGGTCTAACCGTGTTTTTCAGGTGGTGTCTGTAATTGATGTTGATGAAGCTAGGGATACAGTGTTGATTTCAACAAAAGAAACTGTACCCACACGGGATGGGGTCTAACATGGCACGAAAAAAGAAGACATACAACGGTAAAAGCTCATTCTTCAGTGTTGCGGTTACTGGCGATAAAGAGCTAGACAAGAGACTCGACAAGCTTAAAGAGGATGTAAGGAAAAAGATAATGCGGGCCAGCATGGGGAAGGCTGGAACTGCTGGCGTCAGGATATTCAAGCAAGGCGCACCAAAGGGACCAACAGGGAATTTGAAACGGTCAATTGGAAGGTCTCTCAAGAAGGTAAAGGGCACAAAAGGCGGTCCAGACTTCCAGGGGCTTCGGATGGGTCCAAATGTTGGAAAGAAGAGATTCAAAAAAGGGCAGGTGAATGCAAAAGGTAGGGCACCGCACGCGCACATAGTAATCCTGGGTAGTAGGCAAGGCCAGAAGCCAAACGGGTTCATGAAGAGACATAGCGGGAAAGCATTAAGGGCGGCTAGCGTCGTTCTCAAACGTGAGGTTTTGATAAGGATTAATAAGGAGGCTAATAAATGAGCATACAACAGGGCGTCAGGGCTGCCATGCTCGCAGAGCCAACGATAACGAACATTACGTCTAATGTGTACGTCAATAGGCAGCCGCAAGGGTCAACGCTTCCAAATGTTACGATCATTAAGACGGATGAGGACGCTAATAACACGTTATCGGGTGCAAGTAATTTGCGTTTTGCTGGATTTCAGGTAGAATGCAGGGGGGCATCAGAAAGATCGGCTATAGTTCTCGCAGATACGATCATAGCGCACATGGAAGACTATACAGGGGCAATGGGTTCCAATACTTGTTTGGCTTCATTCTACGAAGGATCAGACGACGATACGGAGAACTTAGGAGATGGCTCAGACGTTGATCAGCATATAACTATAATCAATTTCCAGTTTCAATACAACTAAACCGAGAAAGAGGAGACAAGACAAATGGCATTAGTACCATGCAAGGGAACACTTTTGAAAATCGCTATTGCAGGCGGTGTACTGGCTGACATCGGGCAGGTAATTAGCATCGACGTTGCTGAAGCAAAAACAGAGGAGTATGAGGCGAGAACACTAGAAGGCGGCGTCGGGATCATTAAGAAGCCAACCGGATATAGTGAACCAGGATCAGTTAGTGGCGAATTGTTCTTTGATCCCGCTCTTGCTACTCAGTTAATTTTGACAACCGCAATCTCAACGGCAGAAACCCCGGTAGGAGAAGATTATTTGCTGGATGGTTCCATCACGTTTGCAGACGAAGCGGCTACAGCTTGGACATTTTCCACTTCCGGTGTAGGATTTGGTGTTTCCGTTGCTATGAGCGACGGCCTTAAAGGTAGTTTCAGTATGACATGTGCTGACGTTATCGGATACTAAGATATTTTCTTGAAAGGGAAGAACATGAAAGCTAAGATTGTACATCACAACATCACACGGATTAACCCGGCGTTTTCAAAGACTGTTTACCAGTCTTTGAAACCCGGTTTACAGCAGATGATGTACGTGAGAAACACGCCCCGTGTTATACCGCAAACGTATGGCGATGTCATTGAGCACGATGACGCGTACCTACTTGTCCTCATGGGAATGGCTACGCCAGTGGATGACGAATGCATTGAGGCCGCTGGCCTTGCCCAGTCTCAAATTGACGAGAAAATCATTGCATACGCAAAACAAACAAAAGCATCACAGACAGGAATATCGGCACTTGATGCAGATCCAGAAGAAGAAGACGAAGAAGGGGAAAACGATGAGCTTTTTGACTAAAGAACTACTGCTCTCAAAGAGAGAGCGTAAGATTAAGAAAGTAATGTTGCCAGAAATGGGAACTGATGAATACATCTTCATTAGGTCTCTTAAGTCAGCAGAGATCACAGGCTGGCAGGCATCTATGCTGAACCCCAAGACGGGTGAGCCTAGTATCAAGCTGCAAAAGCAGAGCAGGGAACGTCTCGTGATGCTTGCGGCCTGTGACGAAAGCGGTAACCCTATATTCGGACGTGAAGATCTCGAGGCCCTTAACGGTCTTGAAAATTCAATCATCGGCAGGTTAACAATCGCAATTCAAGAGCTATGCGGTATTGGTGACGATGATCTTGAGAATTCAGAGGATCAGGTAAAAAACTAAAAAAGGACGCAGGCAGATACACGGCGTACAGGCTGGCAGAGCTTTCCGGTTGCCCCTTCATTGATCAGATAACCGAAACGGTTGATAGTGAGGAGATGGCTGGTTGGGTGGCCTACTTTCAAATTAAGGATATGGTCATGCAAAATCGATTTGATGAGCAGGCCATGTCCATAATTGAAGGCGTCGGCCATGCGTTCGGGGGAGATGGGGAGCTAGATTTCAAAAAGTTGTTCCCAAGATACGACTTTCAAGAGCCAGATGGAAACAAGAATAGTAAAACCGAAAGCATTGCAGCGTCTAACGCTGTCGGTGCTGCTTTAGGTATGAGGTAGTTTAAAAATGCTTGGTAATATCGTTGTAAAGCTTGGACTAGATTCAACCTGGTTCACAAACGGAATAAACAAGAGCAAGAAATCCCTAGCGAGCTTCGGGAAGTCAATGACTCGTGCCGGTGCTGCCATTGGCGGTGTTGGCGTTGCAATGCTTGCCCCATTCTCACTCGCTATAAGTAAAGCATCTGAGCTTGAAGAGGTCATGCAGCGTTTCGACGTCGTGTTTAAAGACGGTTCGGACAGTGCAAATGCGTGGGGCAAAGCCTTTGCTAAGGAAATAGGACGTTCAGAAGCTCAAGTTCTGTCGTTCATGGCCTCAAGTCAGGACCTCTTAATTCCGCTGGGTTTTGAGACTGGCGCGGCGACAGAGATGAGCAAAACAATGGCCAAACTTGCTATTGATATTGCATCTTTCCAGGATGCAAATGACGCCGATGTCCACATGGACCTTATTAGAGCTATGACGGGTTCCGGCGAAGTAATGAAGAAGTACGGTACGATCCTGAGTGAGGCGAGCACAAAACAAGAGCTGTTAAACATGGGACTTGACCCGAAGATAGCAACGAACGCACAGAAGGCACAGGCGAGGTTCAATATAATCATGGCGGGTTCTGCTGCGTCCATTGGCGATGCGACAAGGTCAGCGGGCTCATGGGCTAATCAGATGAAGCGCCTTGGGGGTGGAATGTCAGACCTTGCGGCCACAATAGGGGCGCAGTTATTGCCAATATTGACACCGTTATTACAAAAAGCCGTTGAGATGGCAAACAGTATGAAAGATTGGGTAACGCTAAATAAGGGCGCAGTCGTTGCGTGGGGTGCTCTTGGCGTAGCTCTTACTGTGGCAGGCGGGTTAATAACCACCCTCGGACTTACTGCAACTGCCGCCTCTATTGCTTTCACAACACTAACGGCGTCAACCGGGCTGTTTACCACTGCCTTGGGATTACTGGTTTCACCTATCGGGCTTGTTGTAATTGCACTTGGTACAGCAGGTGCAGCGTTCTTGCACTTCTCAGGCGTAGGTGGTGAAGCAATTGGCTATCTTGTTGGAAAGTTTCCCGACTTAGGCGGCAGCGCACAACAGACGTTTGCAGTAATCCAACGCGGCCTTCTTAGTCTTGCTAATGACTTTATACATACCTTCACAAAGGTTATACCAGACGCAATACTTGACGGCATGAAGCTTGCTGCTAGCTATTCGACCTTCGGTGCGTCTGAATACGTTACAGGTGGGGTTAGCACGGGGACACCAAAAAGGGAAGAATCTGCCGAGGAGAAAGCCCTGACTTGGTTTATAGAGATGCAGAAAAGGATAACAAAGAAAAAGAAAGAAAAATTAGACGAAGAGAAAAAGAAACTGGCAGACTATACAAACAAACCTAAAAACAAAACCGGGGCTTTTAATACATCTGGGTTCCTTAAGGATAACCCATACTCCTACTTTGCAGGAGGTGGGTCGTCAAGAGACAGATGGAAGTATGATGAAAAAAATAAAGATCTGGAGAAACCAGGACCCAAAGAGGATAAAGGCTATCAAGCAATCGGCGCACAGCTTAAGGGCAGTAGTGCGGCTTTTTCCGCAATAATGGAAGCCAGAAATGGTAATAGCGAATCAAAAGCGGAAAAGCTTGCAGCTAAAGAGCTAGAGGAACAAAAGAAACAAACTGAATTAACCGGAAAACTACTCAAGGCCATTAATGCAAATGGCGGGCAAGCTGGCGGGAGTTACACATTATACGGAGGAAACATTGGATGACAATAACGGTAAGACAGTTACAAATTGGCGTTAGCGGCGATTACTCAGGAGTGACCAACGAGACAGAAACCATATCTTACCTCGTTGAAACTGATAGTAAGCTCACGACAAGAACGCAAATTCTCGCATCCGGGTTGCTTCCTGCTAAGTTCACACCTCACCCAGATAACGCACTAATGACGGTTCGCAGTGTGTCACTCAACCAGACAGAGTCTCCCAAGGTCTGGCAGGCTGATGTATCATATAGTTCAGTACCGTATGACAAGGATGATGAAGACGACGAGGACCAGGTCTCACCACTGGACAAACTGGCCAGAATAAGGTGGTCTACTACTCAATTCATAAAGATAGCAGATAAGGATAAGGATGGTGTAGAGATTACAAATAGCGCCGGGGACATGTTTGATCCACCTGTTGAAATAGACACATCTCGTTTCTCTATAGTCGTTGAGAAAAACCTTGCGTCTATACCAGTCTGGGTTCTATCTTATCCCAATACGGTAAACACATCTTCATTTACAGTTCAGGGACTGACAATACCCGCCAAGACTGCAAAGATGTCAGAGCTATCGATTTCTGAATTAAAAACAGAGCAGGGTATTGACTTTTACACGTTAACATTCAGAATGGAGCTCGCAAACGCCGATGAGGTTGACTGGTCAATAAATGTTTTAGACAGAGGGTTTCACATGTTCAAAACGCCACTGACGACACCTAAGGAGATAACAAAGATACTAGATGACGACTCCAACCCCGTTGCGTCTCCCCAGTTGCTTGACGGGTCCGGCGGGGTTCTCGAAAGGGAAGCCACGCCAAGCTATAGATCTTTTGACGTATATCACGAAAAAGATTTCAATTTACTACCGCTAACATAGAGGCAGAAAAATGGCAGATGAGTATAAATTAACAATCAGAAGTAAACTAACAAATGGCGGTCACAGTGTGGGGTGGTTCAATAACCAGCTATCAGTTACGCAAACGGCTGAGGGTATATCCTCTGGTGTTCAGACTGTCGGAACGTCGGCGGAAAACATTACAACGGGAGACATCACGACGCCTGGCTATTTACACCTGAAGAACCTCGACGCTGCAAACTATATTGAGTTTGGATTAGACAATACCGGATTCGTGGCCGTTGGAAAACTTAAGGCAGGAGAAGAGGCCGTTTTTCGTGTGGCAGCATCCACAACAATACAACTAAAGGCAGATACGTCCTCATGCAATGTTGCTTTTCAATTACTTGAGGACTAGGGGCGGTAACATGGCTAAAGAAATCATAGGATTTAATGAGGAGTCTGACTTTGATAGAATGTCAAAGGCAGTTAAGCGTGTCGAGTCTGCGCCCATGGTTGGACCTAGGCACCGCGCGCATCCTCCAGCAGGCGGCGGCGTCGGCGGGCTACAGACAATCAGGGCCAAGGTGACCGGACTAAACTGCTATTCAAATGGAACAGCATTAGTCCTTAGTCGTCCATGTGGAATCGAGCGAGTGAGGGGCGAAGCCGATGATGGCACTGTTACAGTAACAGATCGCACTGATGCTTATATCTTTGATAGTACAATCGTAGGAAAAACCGTCTACGCTACATATTTACATAGTCAATTTGCAGGTACTGGAAGCACTGAGGAAGTGGAAAACGATTGTGCCTGGGAAATCTTCCAGGTCTGCGAACCGCAAATTTTAGACATTTGCACGCCACCTGATCCATTCCCAAGTACGGTTGAAATGGTTGCGCCATCAGGAACCTATGTTTGCCCTACTCCTACATTAACGAAAACACTCAATTACATTTCGGATGATGGTTGCGTGGCTACCTATGGATTAACTGAGGTCACTGGAGTCTACACGAAAGAACACACGATATTGTTTGGATGTTATGGCGGAGTTGAATACTTGCACTACCTGTATGAATTCACAGAGGCATCAGACCCCCCGTACTATCGCTATCAAACATGGCAGAACGGTACAGGGTTCGATTTTGCAGACGAAACAGCCATACTGGATGATGAAATTGGAACATGCGGCGGAGCCCCAGGAACTCACGCTTCATCAGTTACTGTGAATTGGACATTATAAACATGTCAAAAAATCGTTGCGTATGTCATTCAAACGAATTCCCGTTCTACTGTGCTAGGCACTGTATGACTAAAAGCAAGGTAGATCACGATAGGTGTAATGGGCTGCTTGATTACAATGGTAAATTCTGGAATATCTTTGAGCGTGGTGATTATGCAGGCCAAGGATGCAAGCCTGATGACTCTATATTTCAGAAGCTATTCATGCGAGTGAGGAAACATAAAGGCTGCGGCTGCAATAAGCGTAAGAAGTGGCTAAACTCTTTGATACCAGGGCTGGGCGATCTGGTAGAATTAATTGCCCGGCGCACTGGTATCAAGTGGGCCATTGATAAGTGGTATCAGTAACGGTGTATGTGCTGCTTTGCTGCGAACCGTAAACCACCACCATATAGAATTACGCGATTCTCGCCAGTAACAGGGAACGCAAACCTGAGCTGGTACGGTTTACCGGGCGTCATTGTCGGAACTGTTGAAGATAGTTTGTTTATTGACATGACTTTCTTATACCGTCCATTCGATTTCTTTGCGAGGATAACAGGCGCGCAAATGGGCTGGGCCTTACTTCCATTATTCACCGCTTGAAACGTAACAATAGTTGAGTTCAAATCTTCGCTAACGCTGATGTTTTTATAGACCATGCGGTCAACTTGCTCACTGGCGATAGTGTTACCTGAAATTAAAGATACCATACATAATACAGCCATTGATCTAAATTTGTGTGTCATCGTTAATCCGTTCTGTTAAATAATGGAAGCAAACATACCAAATGAATCATCATTGGTGTATCTTATATATTACTCATTGGCAATGGGGTTGACAACGGTAAAGATTGATTTATTTTTATAATTTTCAATTTACTATAATGATAAGTGGTTATAAAGAGGGTCACTGGAAACTCAAGAAACTGTAAAAATAAAACAATTCAAAAAAGAAGTGTGATACTAATGACTTAGGTCTGATGTGTCACACTTCTTTTTTTATTTAACAGATTATTTACGCAACGGGGTTGACGCCCCGAATGCCGATAACTATTATTAGTTAAGTGAGACGA